TATAAAGATAAGCGATTTGCAGGTACAAACCAATGACTAGAAAAGAATTTTTTGACTGGCTTTCCACATGTCCGACAGAGCAAATGCATTTCCATTGTGATGAAGATGGTATTACAACAATTACGTTTCATCATGGTAGAAAGAGAAAGAATAAGAAGGAAACAAAAAGGTGAAAGATAAAAGAAAGGTGGCTGGGTATTACGAAGATAAAAAGAAAGTAAAGGATGGCTTTCTACTTATTGATCGTTGGAAAAAAAATAGAAAATGGATGGAGAAAGAACGAATGAATGAAATAGAAAAGATAGATTATATTCGCAATACAATAAAAAGTAACCTTCGAGAATATGCTACTACTCAAATGCTTAGACAAGGGGGCAAAGAAGATCTTGAAAATTCTTTAGCATTACTTGAAGATTTAAGAGAGCAGGCCCTCAAAGATAAAAAGAAGGAGAAGAAAGATGCCTAACGATAGATTCGTACACTTTTGCAGGAATTTGTTTGATGCTAACTGTAAAGAAAGACGGGAGTATGGTCAAGAACTTTATACTTTCCAGAGCTATTATACTACTCACCATGCGTGGTTACTAAATAAATATAATAAGGAGAAAACAAATGTCCATTAAAGATACACTAATAGATATTGCTTTGACTCCAGTTACTTTACAAAAAAACTTTAATGAGCAAATGAAGTTTACTTTGCAAGCAGAGAAGGAAGCAACTGACAGAGGTTATATCGAACCTAATGAACGATATGAATATATTCAACAAAGAGTAGATGAACTACTAGGAGATTATCCAAATGACTAGAACAAAAAGATATGTAATGACAGTAAATAAAGAAAATTTATTAGATAGATCTGCACTAGACTGTCTCAGAAGAATGGTTAAGACTTTAAACAAACATATAGATCGAAAATATTACGTCAAGTGTCATGGAAGGTTTGGCAAAAAGAACCCTAACTTAAATAATTATAGGAACAAACCAGGTGGTCGAGTTAATTGGAGCGAGTGTCGATTAGATGATGCTGTCAGGTGGGATGTTTATATTTATGAACGATAAAGAGCTTTACAGCAGCTTTGAAATGCTGTACAATTATATTTAGATTACAATAAATCAGGAGAAACATTATGATTAGACCAATAATTTTTTCAGTTATCTGTTCGGCCTTAGTAACTGGTACTGGAAGTTATTACTACAACACTTATATAACTGACGAAGTTACTAAAATTTCTAGGCAGCTTAATACCAGTAATCGTTTACGAGTACAGGCGTATGCTGAGTTTAATCAAGTTATTGCAGGATTAGAAACTCAAATAAATAGCCAAACTTCTCAGGAAGAAATAGCAGATATTCGTAGGGTTATAGATTACCAAGTTAATAATTTAACTGAGGCCAACACAAAAACTAAAGATGAATTAATTAGTTTAGTAGATGAAGCAGTTAGTGAAGTCTTTGAGATTAAACAAAGATTAACCAACGTAGATAATACAAACAGTTCACTTCAAAATAGTATTGATTCTTTATTAGAGGAGATAAGTAAAATTCGTGAGGAGATGAGTGAAGAAGAAGAAGAAGACATTATCACTCCAACAATAGATACAACGGAGAACATAGGACAACCAAGAATTTTAAAAGCTGAAGAACCGCCTAAGAATTGCTCGTACGCAATCAATAACAAGAGTCAAACTAATACTAAAATAATTCAAAGAGCAGTAGATAGAACCAGAAAGAAAGGCAGCTATTCCATTACTGTTTATTTTAGTACTGATTCAGAGGGAGTTCCTACAATTACTAGCGTTGAATCTAACGATGCTCCTGGAAATTTAGAAAGAGCAACACAAAAGTATGTTGCTAGATTAAAGTTTGGTACTGAAGATAAGATACCTACTAACTGTAAAATGAATTTTACTTTGAAGGTAGTATAGGAGCTTGACACATGACGAGGAGATGGGTATAATGCTAGACAAGAATATGCAGTCTCTTTTTAATATTATTTTGCCCTCTTTATCTCCTTATATAAATAAATAATATTAACTGTTGACACAGGCTAGTTAAGTGGTCTAGCGAAGAAGAACCACTTATGAATTTTTAACCGCCACTAAAGAGGATTATATTATGGCAATAGAAACTGGACTAGCTTATTGGGCTAGTGTTTTAAATCCTAACACCAAGTACGAACCTGTTTATATAGTAGATTTGGTAGTTGATGATGAGGTAGCAACTAAGTATGAAAATAACGGCTTTAGAGTCAAGACGCTGGTTGTTAATGATGAGGTCGTTGGAAAGGCTTTACGAATTAAACGTAAAGTAAAAGGCCCTGATGATATGGTACGCAAACCACCTAAATTAGTTGATGGACAGAAGAATCCTATTGATGTTTTAGTAGGTAACGGATCTAAAGTTCGCGTTCAGTTTAACGAATGGGAAGTCTCTAATAAGTATGGAGATTTTAAAGGATTAGATTTCCAGGGTATGCAGGTTATAGATTTAGTATCTTACAAAGCTGGTGATGGCGAGGAGTTTGATGCAGTTGATTCGGAGGAATTTTAAATGGCAAAGAAGAACGAAGAGCAACAACCACACATCACTATTGATGATGTTCAAATTAATATTGATGATTTACCCGAAGAAGCACAAGGAATCTTTGGAAGAATACAGCGATTAACTCAGAAGAAAGCTGTTTTAACTTTAGACTTAGAAGAGACTCAAGCAAGTATTAATTGGTTTACTAGCCGTATTGTGGCTATTGTTAATGACGATAAACCAGACGATGTAAAAGCTGAATCCAATATTTAAGTCTTTCACTAAGACTGGATACTTCTTGTCTGTTAGAAGTGTCTGGTCTTTTTTATAAAGGAGATACATATATATGGAAGAAAAATCTAAATTCATAAAACATATACCATGCGAAGCGTGTGGCAGTAAAGATAACAACAGTTTATATGATGATGGCCACACCTATTGCTTTGGATGTCACATAAGAACAGCTCCATCAACTCAAATTAATTCCGTTAGAAATACAAACACCGTAGCACCTCTTAATGTGGATGGTGGTGTTTATGGTCCACTATCAGACAGAGGAATCTCAGAAAATACTGCAAAGAAATATGGTGTTAAAGTAATTCATAATCGTGTAGGTGGGCTGGCTCAACACCACTATCCTTATTTTATTAATAACGAATTGACAGCAACTAAAATTAGATATGTCAAAGAGAAAGGTTTTAGATGGAAAGGTTCTTCAAAAGACACACAGTTATTTGGACAGAATCTTTTTAAAGAAGGCGGTAAGTACATCACAATTACAGAAGGAGAGTGCGATGCAATGGCAGCTTACGAATTATTCGGGAGTAAAGGTTGGCCAGTTATCTCTATAAAAAATGGCGCACAGTCAGCTATCAGTGACATTAAAGAGAATCTAGAATATGTAGAAAGTTTTGATAATATTGTTATTTGTTTTGATGCAGACAAGCAGGGTAAAGAATCTGCTCAAAGGGTAGCTCGCATTTTAAAACCTGGTAAAGTTAGAATATATACTTTGCCTACTGGATATAAAGATCCTAATGATATGCTCAAAAAGAATAAGCATTCAGAGTTTACTAAGTGTTGGTGGGAAGCTAAAGTTTATACACCTACTGGAATTATTAGGGTTTCTGAAAAAGAGAAAGAGTTTTTAAAGAGAGATAAAAGAGATAACGTACCTTATCCCTGGGAAGGACTTAATAAAAAATTGTATGGATTGCGACAAGGAGAGTTAGTCACACTTACAGGAGGAACAGGGTTAGGTAAATCAAGCATAACGAGAGAGCTTGAGCATTGGCTTGTCCATACCACTAACGATAACGTAGGTATCATAGCTCTTGAAGAAGATTGGAAGCGTACAGTAGATGGTATCTTATCTATTGAAACTAATGCTCGCCTTTACATTGATCAGATACGAGATGCCTATTCCCAAGAAGATTTAAAAGAGATGTATAATAAAGTATTCTCTAACGATAATGTATTTATACACGCTCACTTTGGCACTAACGATATTGATGCTATCTTCAATAAACTTAGATACTTAATCATTGGTTGCGATTGTAAGTGGATTGTTGTCGATCATTTACATATGTTAGTTAGCTCGTTAATAGAAGGAGATGAACGTAGAGCCATAGATAATATTATGACTAGGCTTAGAAGTTTAGTAGAAGAAACTGGAGCTGGTATTATACTGGTATCCCATCTCCGAAGAATAGAAGGTAACAAAGGGCATGAGAACGGCATTCAAGTTAATCTCTCTCATCTAAGAGGAAGCCAAGCGATAGCACAGCTTTCAGATTGTGTCATTGCATTGGAGCGTAATCAACAAGCCTTAGACGATTTAGAATCCAGGACCACTAAGTTACGAGTATTGAAATCTAGATACACAGGTGACGTAGGACTCGCTACTTCTTTAATATACAACACAACCACAGGAAGATTGAAAGAAGATTATAATGAACGCGCAGTTCTCACAGATGATGATATGCTTTTTTAAAGGATAAGATAATGAAGTTACTATTTGATATTGAAACTAACGGCTTGTTAAGAGAAACGCCATCAAGAAGATGGAACGAAGAAACAAACAAGTGGGAAGATATTATTATCCCACAGTTAAATAAGGTTTGGTGTATTGTAGCTATTGATGAAAATAATAAACAGTATCTTTTTAGACCACACCAGATTAAAGAAGGCATAGAACTTTTAAAATCTGCCGATACTTTAATAGGTCATAATATTATAGGTTTCGATCTTATTG